GGATAGAATATAGCCATGGAGCTGGAGCGCACGAACCTGGACGAGAAGTTACTGTCGCTTGCCCGGAAGTCGCCAACGGAGATTGCGGAAGCCACAGGGCTCGATGCGGGCTTTGTCGCCGAGCGTATTGCGTACCTACTGGATAGCAAAGACTGGTTGACCGACCGCCAGGAGGAGCGCCTCATCCTCATCGAGGCCGCAACGCTGAAGGACAAAGCGTTCGGGATGCTCGAGGACGTCGGACCGCAAGAGTTCGCCGGTGTCGCCAACGTGGTGCTCAAGACCTTGAGGCTGGTATCAGAGAGGCTGGACGCCAGACGTAAGCTCGTGGACGACGATATCCAGAAGATTACCGCAGCGCACGCTAAGATATTCGCACAGGCGTTTGACGCAGCGCTCCAGTACATCATCGCGGGGTTTAAAGCATTCGACGGTGTACCATCGGACGAGGACGTAGACGATCTCGTCGAGCAGGGCTTGAAGCGTGCGGGAAGTGTTTTAGATGCCAACCTATTTGAGTGATGTTCTTGACGGCGCTATTGGGGAGATGCGCAGCAAGAGCAAACTAAGGATTTACCAGAACGACCCGCAGGCGTGGTTGGCGGACGTACTCGGCAAGCGCTGGTATTCCAAGCAGGCAGAAATCGTAGACTCCTTTATGTCGTCTACTCGCACCGCGGTCAAGAGCGCTAACGGTTGTGGTAAGTCTGCTGTAGTCGCCGACTTGATTACGTGGATTGTTGCCACTGGCGTCCCCGCTGAGACACTGTGCATTGTGAGCGCACCGACTCTCTCGCAGATTGAAAAGGTTATCTTCGCGTACCTAAAAGTAAACAGGGGTATGGCCGACTCGAGGGGTATGGTTTTGCCTGGTAGGATTACCGAGACATTGGCATGGAAGTTGGACGGAGATAACGGTGCGGAGTTCCTCGTGTTTGGAAAGCGACCCAGCGACCAGGATATTGTCTCGAGCTTTCAGGGAACTAGAAAGCGGAATACTTATGTATTTCTTGACGAGGCAGGTGGACTACCTACAGATATGTTTACAGCTGCTGAGGCGGTTGCCACTGGAGCGGGTTCCCGGATTCTTGCGATTGGTAACCCGGATAGAAGAGGAACAGAATTTCATAGAATTTTCACTGATCCTCAACTATCTCAGGACTGGTCCCTCCATACCATCAGCGCTTTCGATCTCCCTACATTTACCGAAGAGTCTGTTTACCCGGAGCCAGAAGAGCAGAAGAACTTCCTCAGCGGACTAACCAGCGTTGATTGGGTTGAGCACAAGAAGCGTGCCTGGGGTGAGGACTCTGCACGGTACAAGGCCAAGGTGCTGGGAGAGTTCCCCGATGAGGCGGACAACACGTTCTTTGGGCAGGTTGTTATTGACAAGGGCTTTGACACAGAGATTGCGGAGGACGAAGATGAGCGGCCAATCCTGGGTCTCGACGTTGCGCGCTTTGGTAGTGATGAGAATGTGTTATATATTAATCGGGGTGGTAGGGTTCGCGTTGTTGATAAGTGGTCTAAACTTGACCTCATCGAAACGGCTAGGAGGGTTCATGGCTTTGCTCAAAGGTATCTGGCAAGCGTTCTTAATGTTGACGTCAATGGCGTCGGTGGCGGTGTTGTTGATGCTCTTCTTCGCCTTGATGAGTTTGCTGACGCCGTTTATTCTGTTGGGGCTATTAATAACTCTAATGCTTCGCCGGACAACGCCAGGTGGACCAACGCCAGGGCCTACTACTACGACACATTCCGAGAACTCCTTGCAGACGGGCGCTTGGATTTAGACTACGAAGATCATCAGCTGCGCGATGAGATGATAAGTCAGACTTATCACTTCAGCACGCGAGGGTCAATCACCATGACAAGCAAGGATGAGATGCGCAAGTCTGGCATGGCGTCCCCCGACTCCTTGGATGCTGCCATATTGAGTACCATTGACCACCGACACGAAGGGCCACGCCCCGGTGAGATTATCCAGGCCGAGGAAGTTATGGCCGAGCATCCGTTTTACAGCGAGTCTTACTGGTGATAGTATTTATAGCGAAGACCCCGGATGGCCTCTGCGCAAGCACGTCACCGGGGTTACGGCGTTCGCCGACAAACACTAACGTGACTGAGTACGCCGACATTTTTAATCTGCGCGCTCACACACAAAGGGGGCAATGCGCACGCTCAGACAGGGAATAAGTACCTTAATCTGCGCAACGACGCATATTTGTAAAGAGTAAGGCATCACCTTTATTAGTGATAAGATTGCTTTATGGGAATTTTTGACAGGTTTACTTCTAGTCCTTCCGCCTCTGATGCACTTTTGCAGGAGATTCAGGAGCTTTCTCAGAACAATCAAATTCTTTCTGAGTCCTACTCCGCGCTTGCTCGTGCAACTCTAGAGTTCGATGACAAGGGCTGGGCACCAATCAACCAGTTCACCGAGGCTGGTGTTCGCCTCGAGGACGTAAAGATTGTAGCCAAGCAGGCACGGAGGCAGACAGCATCCAACCCAATCCTCAAGCGCGGCGCATCACTGCGAGCTAGCTATGTGTTTGGTCGCGGCTTCAAGATGTCCCAGGCTGGCAATCCCCTGGCCCCACGGTTCCAGCGTATTATTGATGACGCCGTAAACCAACAGGTTCTCTTTAGCGAAGGTGCGTGCAAGAAGAATGAACGAGCGCTTTTTACGGACGGTAACTTTTTCGTTCGGTATGACCGTCGTAACCGGCGCTTTAGTCGTGTCCCTCTTGATGAAATAGCTGGCTGGGCCACAGACCCCGATGACCCCGAGATGATTCGGTACTACCTGCGCGAGTACTCCAAGCGCGAGCCAGTAACCGATCCTTACAACTCATATCTCGCCGAGACGGTCAAGGTCTGGTATCCGCTGGACTACGTAGATAACCCAGTGTCGCAGATCAACGACATCCCAGTGGACCGCAACTTTGTCATTATCGACACCAAGGCTAACGACGAGACCGGATCGCTGTGGGGATTGCCCGATGCGCTCCCAGCTCTCCCCTGGTCATGGGCATACTCCGAGTACCTCAAGGATGGCTCGAAGATGCTCAAGGCTCTCTCGAGCATTGCGTGGCAGGTAAAGACGAAGACCGCTAAGGGTGGGGCAAATATCTCCTCCAAGCTTTTGACCAACAGGGAAGTCGCTTCTACTGCGGTGACTGGCGCTGATATTGAGCTCAACGCCATGCCAAGGAATAACTCCGTTGATTTGGCTACCGGTCAGCCCTTGGCCGCAATGGCAGCCACGGCGATGGAGGTTTCGGTTGACGCTCTTCTTGCCGGCGCTGGTCAGCAGGGCGGTGGCGGTTCGCAGATTCTCGACCAGTCAACCATCAACTCTGCTTACGCACGCCAGGGCAACTGGGAGGACTTCTTTATGCGCGTGCTCCGCGTGATTGGCGTGCCAGACCCTAGCGTTACCTTCAATAACATTATCGTTGACCCCGCGTACCGCACCATTCAATCGCTAAGCCAAGCCTGGATGACGGGTCTATTCGACGCAGAGATTATGCAGGACGCCATGGCAGAGCAGCTGGGCATCGAGGCACCGGGTAATGTACCGAGAGGTGTTCTCGTTCCAAACAACACAAGCAGTTTCCCCAACACTGGGCGCACGCTAGGTGCCGGTAACCCAAATAACGTGGCCAGTAGCCAGGGTAACTCCGGTGCTGGAGTTGACGACCTCTCCGATGGGGACAATAATCTGAGGGACCTTCAAGATAACCCCCGATGATATCGTGGTAATATAAGAGGTATGGCCAAGCTTCTATCTGAGTCCGGTTCTGCGCCGGTAAAATCTGGGAACAATTGGCGTGCCGTTTTAATCACTCCCGGTAAAGGTTCTTCTGGTGTTTACACCGAGGAGATGCTACGCGAGTACGGCCCGCAAGCATTCAAGAAGGGCACTCACTCTTATGTCGATCACCCTCGCGACGAAGGCGACATCCGCTCACCCAAGAATCTTATCGGTGTACTAGCGGAAGACGCTCGTTACGAAAAGGGTGTTGGCCTAGTGGCCGAGCTGTCCATCATGCCCCACTGGAAAGAGTTTGTCGAGGCCGTTGCCCCGCACACCGGCCTGTCTATCTACGCGATGGGCGAGGGTAACTACAACGACGACGGCGAAGTTGTTGTTGAATCTCTTGTTCCCCACACACAGAACTCCGTTGACTTGGTTTCATATCCTGGTCGCCCCGGATCAAAGCTTGCCGATAAACTCTACGAGGCAGCCATCTCTATGGTCGCCGAGGCATTGCCGGATAACTATCGTCCAGCAACATCGGACGACGTGCCCGAGGGTCGCGCTTGTGGCAACTGTATGTTCTTCAATGAGAACAAGGTTGACGAAGATGGCAAGGCTTACTGCGAAAAGTGGGACGCATACGCCGCTGGCGGCTCCTACTGCAACGCGTGGAAAGCCAGAGAAGAATCTTCCGCCCCTATGGGCGGGGAAAAAGGTACTGCTGCTCCTACAGCCGCAGCCACCGTTATCAATACGAAAGAAGGATACTCAATTATGGAACTCAAGGAATTGAGCGACCAGCTAGCTGAGCTGCCAAACTTGGTAGCAGCTGCTGTTGCAGAAGCCCTTGCGCCTGCTGAGGAACCAGAGGAGAAGGAAGAAGTTGACGTTGCGGCTGTAGCCGAGGCTATGGTTGCCGCTGACCTTCCCGAGGTTTCCCGCAAGGCCGTGTACGAGTCACTTCGCGCCGGTGCAAACTTGAATGACGCCATCGAGAGCCAGAAGGCTTTCGTTGAGTCCGTCAAGTCGCACTTCAAGGAGGAGGCCAACGCTTCCGCTAAGGCTATCGAAGAGACCGTTATTGTTAACACCTCAGAGAAGGCCCCCCGCCTCTCTGACATTCTCAATGTAAAGGTTGGTGCCTAATGGCTCTTAACGAAGTTTACAAGGATGGCAACTCACTCAACTACGAGGTCGACGAGAACGTTGAATCTGGTGACTTTGTTTGGTTGAGCGCTGGCATCCGTGGTGTGGCCGAAACTGACGCCGAGCTTGGCGCAGACGGAGAGCACTACGCAACCATTCGCCACATTGGCGTGTTTCGCGGCACGACCGCTGATGCCGTCACCCTGGGCGCCGCTATCTACCTGGCAAGCGCCGCTACTTACGGCACCGCTTTGACCACGACCGTTGGGTCCAACAAGCTTGTTGGCTACGCGATCAAGGCCAAGGGTGCTGTTGCTGGTGACGTTTTCGTCCGGATTAACAACTAAGAATAGGTGATTGACTAATGGCTAACATTAAAGTTGTTGAGCAGGAAATCGCCCGCATTGAAGAGCGTTCGACCAAGCGTCAGATTGAGGCTGCAAAGCTTCTGACTAACGCACTGTCGGGTGACCTTCGTGCAAAGGTGATGCTTCAGGAAGGAATCTCCTCTTCGGACATTCCCACCGTCCTGGAGCCTGCTATTAACGTTATCTTCCTCGCACAGTACGCTGCGGAGCAGAACGTATGGAACCAGATTGCCGATGAGTACATCACCGACAACTTTGGCATCATTCGTTTCGGTGACTTCCAGGTTGACCCCAGCGCGCTTGTAAGCGGCACTGGTGAGGAATTCATTGAGGGTGGACTTCCCGCTGTCGGAGAGTACGAAGAGTACCCCGCAGTTCCGTTCACCACCACTCAGCTCGACAAGGACTTCGAAGGCAAAACTGGTATCCGTGCCCGTATGTCTTGGGAATCCTTGCGTCGCATTGGTAACTTCGACATGATCGGACAGATGACTTCTCGTTTCGCACAGTACGCTGCGCGTCAGGAAGACATCGCTCTGGCCAAGTTGTTTGTTACCACCGCTGGCGCTGTCGGCACCGGCTTCTCGGGCAAGGGCCTTGCTGGTAACCCAGCCCTGAGCCTTACCGCCCTCGAGAACGCTATGGCATCATCGCGCGAAGACACCGTTGGTGGCAACCGCGTGGTCGCAAACAACTACAAGCTCGTCTACGGCACCTCGCTCGCGATGACCGTTCGTAACTTGTTTGCTATCTCGCAGATCGAGCGCGTTTCCGGTTCTGAGACCACAATCCTGAACCCATCGTTCATCACCAGCCCATTCAACCCAATCGAGTTCAATGCTCTCGACACGGTTTCGGGTGGACAGACTGATGCATGGTGGTTCGTGATTCCGGACCTGAACACCCGTCCGTACTTCTGGGAGGTCTTCCTCTCGGGTGCGCGTACCCCCCTCATCTCTATCAAGGACAACGGACACTTCACCCTCGCTGGTGGAGAGGTCCCCGTTCGTGACGGTAGCTTCGACGAGGACGACGTTCAGACCCGTATCCGCCACGTTGTACAGGCGTACAACATCACCAAGGATGGTCTGCGCTACTCGACTGGCGCAGCAGGCTCCTAATAGAGACACACACTCTGGCCCCCGGGAAACCGGGGGCCTTTGTGTTGTATTCTTGACCAATGGAAATAAATACGATTCCGGCGTTCTACATAAACATGGATGCCGATGTCCATAAAAAAGAATCTACAGAATCCGTTCTAAAGATTCTTGGGTTCGAGAACGTTACAAGAGTTGCCGGTGTTCCCCAGGCAAACAGTAGACTCGGTTGCACCATGGCGCACTCCGAAGCGCTTCGCGTTGCCCTTCGGGAAACCGATGGGCCATTCGCAATATTCGAAGATGACATCTTCATAAAAAACCCGAACACCACAATAGAGGTACCAGACACCGCTGATGCGCTTTATCTTGGAGTATCGAGGTGGGGTATTTATAACGGCACGGGGCACAGGCGCATATCGATTGAGCAGCACGACAGAAACCTGTACCGTGTTTACAATATGCTATCGGCCCACGGCATAGTTTATTTCAATCGAGACTATGCGAAACTTCTGCTAAGAAGCTATCAATTTTATTTAGATACCGATGACGTGCAGGACAAGGGTAATGCGGAACTAATGAAGTACTTTGAGGTTTACGGGCTAGCTGATCCGATGGTGTATCAGGATGGCATAAATGAAAAGGAAACAAACTTTACCCTGCCGGGTCCCGGTGCCACGAATAAGTTTGGGGCAATCGTACTAAAATAGAAGCATGGATTACGCTTGGTATATTTTAGGGAATGGTAGACGGGGATATCTCCAACGAACGATAGCTTCTTGGCTGGCCAATCTGGTCGATAGGCCGAAGTATAGTTACATCTTCGATGACTCCGGAGACCCTGAGCACGTCAAGTGGCTTGTCAATAATTACGGCCAGGACTTTACGATTGTTCCCATATCCAGCGGCGTCGCCGGTCAAGCCATAGCGGTACAAAAAATATTCAACACGTTACGCGAGCTTGATGTTGATTACTTCCTGGGGATTGAAGAAGACTGGATGCTTTTTAGGCCGCTAGATGTTCAGAGCATAATATATGAGTTATGCAATAATCCACATATCGCGCAGATGCGTGTGCCCAGAACGGTGTGGCACTCGGAATACCACCGTCTCGATCTAGATGCCGGCAGTCTACTGCTGCACCACTTGAATGACAATAAAGCGCAACTCGCAGAAAAACGCAAGCGCTGGTACGAAACCAGGGGACACTTCTACTTCTGGTCGCACAATCCGTCAGTGTTTCATAGAAGAGTGCTTGACAACAAGTATCCCAACACACCAAGCCACGAGTATGATTTTGGAATACAGTTACTAAAGCTTGACAGTAGCGCTACGGTTGGATTCTGGGCGGAGAATCCATACGACGCTTACATAACACACATAGGATTTAGGGATGAGCAATTGTTGAAATCTTTGCCAGGGCTGCATGGTTGGGCCAATGGCTAAAATTCTTGCCTATGTAAATCTATACCCACCATCCACTCGAGCCGGCGCTGAGCTGATGCTGCACGAAATACTCCTGTCCCTGCGGGCTCTTGGGCACGAGGTTATGGTTGCGCAGCCAAATCCTCAGCACAAGGTTGTAGACGGAATACGGATTATCAAGTACTCACAGGTCTACGAATTCGATGCAGATATTGTGTTCACGCAAAATCACGATACCAAGCACGCCATAACCCACGCCAAGTCAATCAATAAACCGATTGTTCATTTCGTTCACAACGATCAAGCCGTAAAACTTTTTAGATTGAACGCAACCAATTCTGATCTCGTGGTCGCTAACTCCAAGTGGGTCTACGACGGAATAAAGATTAACAATCTAACCAAGATGATTGTGAATCCACACACGGACATTGACACTTACAAAACGGAGCGACAAGACGCTAGCAAGATTACATTTATTAATCTCATTGACATCAAGGGTGTCAATATGTTTTGGCGGGTTGCGGAAATTCTTAGCGATCGAGAGTTCCTGGCAGTCAAGGGTGGGTATGGAACCCAGATAGTCAAGAGGTTGGGCAACGTGAGCGTGGTAGAAAACACTGGCAACATGAAGTCAATTTACGCTCAGACAAAAATATTCTTCATGCCCTCAAAGTACGAAAGCTGGGGCAGGGCCGCTGTCGAGGCGATGGCATCGGGGATACCTGTCGTTGGCTCAAATGCTCGTGGCCTAGTTGAATCGGTTGGAGACGCTGGAATGCTTGCTGAGCCAGATGACGCAAACTCTTTTGTCAGATTAATAAAGTCACTTGACGACGAGCGGACTTATCAGAAGTATTCCCAGAAGGCCGAGGCCCGTGCGTTGAATTTATCCAAAGAGTTTTCTAGGCAGATTAGGGAACTGCACAACGCTATTCGATGGGTCTCCGGTAAGGCATAATATATTCTTTATGAAACGCCGACTTCAGTGGCTTGATTGATAAATAGGTTGCCTTCTTGCCCTCGTCTTTATAGAAGGTAATCGCAACGTTGAGACCCATAATCAAGTAGTCGGTATATCTCAATATGCAGTGAGACAACCAAAGATCATCTATAATCCAATATTCTTCCGGTGCCTTATAAACCTCTGGCACACGCCACAGCGCAATAGGGCTCAGGAGGCCACCAGTGCCCGCGTAATCGCCTTTCCAGTCGCCCCGCAGTCTATCCCTCACCCAGTAATCCTGGTACGTCTGGAAGCCCCAGAAGGACTTTACGATACACTCGTCGAACTGTCGGTAGCATTCGTCTATTAGGTCGGGCGGGAACGCCTCATCGTCATCCACGAGCAGCACCATATCGTAGTCAGCGTTTGCGATGTGGTCCCTGATTAGATAGAACCTGCCGTACATTTTGTACTTGTTAAAGTAGTTATAGACACGAGCGCCAGGGAATGATATATCTTGCCCGCTGTTGTTGCATATGTACAGATCGAAATCTTGATTGCGCTGAGCGCCGAGTTCTGATATTTGCCTATCTAAATACTCTAATCTGTCGTACAATGTGAGAACAACGGCAAGTCTGGGCACACTCAAATAGTACTTCATTTTTATGATAACTTTGTAATACCAGCCCCTCCTGCTGGATTCCCCGCACCGTCGAGCCTAACCCCCCTTCCCCGGCTCCGGTGCGGGGTTCCCTTTTATGCGGTAAAATAAGAACATGGCAAACCTTGGCGTCTCTCCTGTTAACTTCAATTCCGATACCGGAAAAGTAAGAGTACTTCTAGGTGACACGGTTGCTACTAATGTTATTAGTGGCGTCGGTGAATACCTTTATTTTAGCGATGATGAAATCAACGCTTTCCTTGAAATGTATGGCGAGAACGTCAAGCTGGCTACCGCCCGTGCGATGGAGACGATTGCCTCCTCTCAGGCACTACTACTCAAGTCCTGGTCCAGCGACGACCTTACCGTCAATGGCGATCGCATTGCGGAATCGCTTCGCAAGATTGCGGCTCAGTTGCGCCAAGAGGCTCTTGCTGATGAGTCCTCTGAATACTTCAACCTGGTTGCAATGTATGTCGATAAAGATCACTACATGGACTTCGCGGAACGGGAGTACGAAGACTACACCTGGTGGAACTAATGCCGGTATCTAGTAGCTCGCCCATCGACTTCGCCAGCATTGCCACGGAAATGCGCGCCGCTGTTGCGCGCTGGTATAACGCTCAAATAGAAATCATTGATACAAACATTCGCGAGCAGGAGTGGGATGAGTTTACTAACGACTACATCTCCAACTCGGAGACCGTAATTTGGTCTGGGTCGGCCAGGGTACAGCCAATCAAAACAGAGAGATTGCCGGATATGGACATCATGCAGGGTGCCGTCCGGGGGGTTAGGATTCAAGTTCCTTATGACGTCAACCTTTCCCTTATTCGCGAGGGTATGCAAGTTAGGATTACCGACGGCGGGGAAGATGTGGTTCTCGAGAACCTGATTCTTACCGTGCGATCCGCTATCAATTCCTCCTACGGATGGAACAGAACTATTGAGTGTGATGCTGATGTCAAGTCCACTGCGGATTCCGGCGGTTCATAATGGCACGGTTTATCACAATAAATATTTCTGGCCTGGAAAGAAAACTCGCCTCTGCTAAAGAAATAATTAAACAAGAATCCAAGCTGATGGCCGAGGAGCTTGCTGAATTTGGCGCAGAAAGAATGCGCGAATACATCAAGCAGAGGGGGACGAAGTTTAGCGCCGCGGCCGCGGCTGCTGGATTGAACAAGGGACCGGGAAGAATTAGAACTGGAAAGATGTACGACTCCGTAGATGCTCGAGTTTCGCTTGTCGGTTCGAATGCTTCTGGAACCAGAGTCTCTGCCGAGTTTGGTTGGATAAGAAACTTTGAGGAATACTTTGAATACCAGGAGACTGGATTCAAGAACAAATTCATTGCGGCTTATACTGGTTCGGGTAGGCTTAGAATTGTCAACGGCGGTCCTGTAATCATGCGTAACCCGTTTGGTGGCTACAAGAACACCAAGGGAATGTTTGCTCTTCGGGATTCTGGCGCTGACGCCGAATCTCAATTGCCAAGACTGACAACAAAATACAAGTCAAGAATTACCAGGAGGATTAACAAAGCATGAATGGCATAGACCTGGTGGCTATTCAGGACGAAATAGCTTTACATATTGAGACATCTTTTCCGCAGTACGAGGTCAAGGAGGACGAGGTTCTTGATGACGAATACCTCATGCGTATAGACAGAAAAACAAAACCCTTTGTAGTTATCCGTTGGAGCGGGCTAACCCGCGAGGTAGCTAACGCATCTTTTGCCGGAGTTCGACACGATGAGTACTCATCTAGATTTGACATTATTGCAGTGGCACCAGCGCCAAGAATTGCGCGCAAGGTATTGAATCTTTTTATGGACCAACTGATTGGTTGGAAGATATCAAACGGTGCGGCATTGACGCCCACGCTGGGGCAGACTGTGTTTCCGGTAACAGATAGGAACGGTTCGCCACATCTTTATTTGGGTATTGGAACACTTGGATTTCGATTCAACTCAGAGAACCCGGACTCGTATATAGGCTCTTAGTTAGTGGTAAACTGGGTCTATGGTACTTGCGCTTAATACTGTCTCCGGACAGATCGCTGACGTGTCACCCAAGACACTTCTTCACCCAAAATTCAAGGACATCTTGGTGCCCGTTGATGCGGATAAAAAGCCCTACAACCCCGTCATGTACAAACCTGGCACGGTAGAGGGCAAGGAAGAACTGCGTTCTGGATTCTTCGCGAAGAAAAAAGAGACTGACGCGCAAGAGACTACATCCAATATCGATATTGAGGAAGAGAACTAATGGCAAACGTAAGACTCTACCGTGAGAATATTACGTTCCTCCTCGCGCACCCGGAGGCATTTGCTGACCGTACCGCTCCAACTGCTGCTGAATTGAACGACTGGTTCGACGCAAGCACCAACGCAGACGGCCTGGTCTACAACATCACCTGTGCGCTCAATGAGGACGGAACCACTTTCACGCTGGGAGATTCGGACACCGACGATTCAGTTACATTCTGTGACGCCGGCAACGTTTCTACCCCCACGTTCTACAACCCCGAGGTTGTTTTCGAAGCGTTCCGCGACGCTGACGTTACTGCCGCCGGTGAGTACAACCTGGCCTTTGACCTTTTGGCTTGGCCGGACATTGAATATATTGCAATCCTCCGTGTGGGCGAGCGCAGCGATACTCTATTCGCTGCGGACGACCGCATAAAGATGGTTGGCGTTAAGACAGACTTTGGTATTGATGTTGCCGCTAGCGGCGAGAACCTTCGCATCAGCCAGTCGTTCCTTAACAACGACTTCGTGAACTGGAACTACGAGGTGACTAACTCCTAATGACTGACGTAAGAGTACCTGCAAGCGGTAACATCCGTGTATGGTGGGCATTGGAAAACGCCTTCGCTAACTACCAGGCCCCCACAGCAGCCGAGATCAACGCATCGTTGGACATCTCGGACGCTATCTCTTGGAACGATTTTGACTTCAACCTCGAGGCGAGCAATGAGCTGGATGACCCAGCCATCACCGCTATTGGTAAAGTCATTGACCGTGGTTTTACTAACTTCGGTGGATCGCTTTCCCTTTACTACCCACGCGACTTTGACGACGCATCCAGTGTTTACTCGCTGGCCTACGACGCGCTTGACGCACCACGCACTAAGGGTTACCTTGTCATCCGTATCGATGGCGAGCGCACCAACCCATTGGCCGCCAACGGTCAACTTGTGCACGTATTCAAGGTAATGACCGATGGATACGCTGAGTCTATTGTTGGTGAGGAAGCATTCCGTTATACGGTAACCATGCTCCCCCAGGGTGACTTTGCTGTCCGCACGGTCATCGGTTCGGCTCTCACACCAGTTGTGTTGCCAGCCACCCTGGCTACCAGCGTTGCTGATGTGGATAAGTTGAGCGCCACTGTCGGTGGACGTACCTACACTTATGGTATTCAGTGGAAGTCTAGCAACTCTGCGGTCGCTAGCGTCTCCACCGCCGGTATCGTGACTTCTGTTGCGGCCGGTTCGGCTACCATTACTGGAACATGGCCAAACAACGGCAACAGCGACACTTGTGTTGTAACAGTTTCCTAACTACCTTAGGACGGGAAAGGCCCTCGCTTCGGCGGGGGTTTTTTCTTTGCTGTGATAGTATCAAGGTGTTCACAAACTAGGAGGAACATTGTCAAATCAAGAGATTTTTGATTCGGTAGAAAACGCTAAGGCACCCGGCACTTTTAATATTGTTCAGGTTCTACAAGAGCGTGGCTACCCCAAGACCGAGATTGATATCTACATGGACGAAGCCGCTATGTACGAACTATCCACAATCGCCGAGGAACTTGAGGGGCTTAGCGAAAAACAAAATACTCAGCGCGAAGAGTTGACAACAAAGCGCAACGAGACTCAAGCCCGACTGCTTGCCTCTAAGTATGTCGTGCACCTTATGGGCATCTCCGAGGGCAAGAGGGAAGAGTTTTACCGTCAGGCCGTAAAGAAATATCCAGTTGAGTATCAATCACAGAGCGGTATCTCTAGTCTTATTGGCGTGGATTCCGGCAAGACCGAAAAGAATTCACCGGAACGCGACGCACTCTTTACTGACTACTTGTGGCAGGGTCACATCCAGAAGATTGTAAACCCCGATGGCGACGAGCAGGCCGAGTTTGCTTACTCGACAATCCGCACGATGCGTGAGTCGTTCCCGCTGAACGCAATGGTCAGAATCAATGAGGCTATTGAAAAGCTTAGAGCGTCCACCGCAATCTTTACCGTGGAGACTGGTGAGGATTTTTTAGCGAAGCCCTAACCTGGCCGCAGAATAGGTTCGTAGCAACCTATCTTAAGGCCGCGGTCGAGGCGGGGCAACCACCTACTGCTGTTATCTTTAGCGACCCTTCGCATAAGAAGTGGACAATGTGGGACTACCGGTTGTTGAAGGCGCACTACATCCTTCAAGATTGGTACAGGGATGGCATTCCGCTGTGGTGGGACGAATCCGATCGCGTAACCTTTGACGCCAAGGCACGCTTCTCTAAATCTCGCGCATCCATTGAGAGAGCGCAAGAATCCGATTCCAAGAAGAAGTCCAAGTCTTACGGAAAATATTATGTAGCTGAGCCCAAGATTATTGACGGTGGCGAGATGCCAACTCGTGAGGAATGGCTGGAAGAGCAAGAGCGCAAAAATGGAATGAACAAGGTGCAGCAGCGTAACTCTGGCCCACAGATACTTCAGGGCAGAAAACGGTAATGCGGTAGAATATATATAACGCCCGCATCCTGTAAGGAACCCTTTTGGCCACCAGTGATATCAGTATTAACATATCAAGTAATGCTGACCAAATTATTGAAAGAATTAAGCAACTAACAAAGAGGTTAAAGCAGTTAGAGGGGCAGAACAAAAAGGCCGAAGGCAAGGTCTCTTCTAATCGCGAGCGTATTGACCAAATTAACCAAGAGCTTGCTGCCGATAAAAAACTTACCGCGGCCAGACAACGCAAGATTGACCTACTCAAGCAAGAGAGCTTAGCACTAAGCCGGTCTATCGGTGGGCAGAATGCGCAGATTCAAGTTCGCCAGCGGGAGATTGATAGCCTCAAGAGGGGTATTGCTGCCACCAAAGCCTATGGCGAGGCGCTTGAAAAAATCAGCAAGCCGGCACTTAGGTACGCTCTTTACGATATTTCCAGTAGCCTTCGTCAGGTAGCGGTTGCGACAGCCGCTCTTGCCGTGGCACCAATTGGCTTTGCCATTAAGTACGAAAGAGAATTTGCCAACGTAGTCCGCACAAGCGACTTGGCTGGGCAGGCTGCTAACGAGGCTAGGGACCAGCTTCTTGGGGCACTTAGGGACATTAGCCAAGCAACGCCAATTTCCTGGACGGAAATTACTAACATCGCAACACTGGCTGGACAGTTGGGTATCTCTACAGAACTGGTAGCCGGCTTTACTGACAACGTTGCCAAGTTCGCCGCAACCACAGACCTAACAGTAGAAGCTGCGGCCACGGCATTCGGTAGACTTACCATGCTCATCGATGGTGCCGAGGGTCAATTTGCGGAATTGGGTTCCGCAATCCTCGCGGTCGGTGTTGACTCTATCGCTACAGAATCCCAGATTGTTGGCGTGGCCACTCAGATTGCCTCGATGGGTAACTTGGCTGAACTTAGCGCTGCGGATATTATTGGTCTTTCCGGATCGCTAGCATCGCTTGGTATCGCGCCGGAACTTGCACGTGGTGTCGTGACCAGGCTCTTCTCTGATATCGGTGCCGCTGTGGCTACTGGAGGATATGAGCTCGAGGAGTTCTCTAGACTATCGGGTAGGAGCGCCGACGAATTTACCGCAGCGTGGGGAACTTCGCAATCAATCAATGTAATCCTTGACTTTTTTGACGGCTTGGGCCAGACTGCTGGCGACGCCGAAAGAACCTTGCGACAGCTCGGTATCACCTCCGTGCGTGACATTCCAGCGTTGCTACGTTTGGCGCAAAGCTCTGACGAGGTTCGTCGTCTTGTTGCACTTAGTAATGAAGAATTCACGCGCGGCCAAAAGATTCAAGAGCAGTACGCGATTATCGCCGGCACCACGGCAGAAGAACTTCGTAGACTTGTGCAGAACTTCGAACTACTTGCCGCGACTGTGGGCCAGTCAATTCCCGGCCTTGCTCAATTGTTCGCGGCGCTCAGCAACGTTACCGCTGGAATTACAGATTTCCTTGCCACTACTCCGGGTCAGATTCTTTCCGGTGTCGCTATTGCGCTGGCCTTTGTAGTATCCGCCGCTACTGCCGCGGGAGCAATTCTTACCGCACTAATTGCTGGATTCAGCGCGCTTGTGTTTGCGTCTAGAACACTCGGCATTGACCTCGGCCTTCTTGGCTTTAAGGCTATTTTTAGCGCCAAGGGCCTACAGTCGGCTGGGCTCGGTGCGCTCACTGCCAATGCTTCCTTTATGAGGCTTGCTACGACAATAAAGTTTGGGACCCTGGCTTTCGGTGCGATTGGTATTGCCATTGCGGTTGTCGGTGCAATCATGTCTGCCTATAGCCAACGGGTGCAGCAAGTTCAATCCGTAACTAACGACCTACTTTCCGACCAGGCAGGCTTATCGAAGGCTTTGCAGGCGGATGCCGATGCTTACAGTAAGCTTTCTGATTCCGCCAAAGAAGCAGCTGATGGCTTTGTCGTCCTAGAGAAGGCACAGATAGGTGCGAATAGGGCAAGCCAGAAACAAAATCTTTATCGCGGTATTAATCTTGTTAATGAACTTATTGAAAAGTCCGCTATCGCTCGCGAGGAAGACGCGAAAGCCACGGAGCTACAAACTCAAACGTCCGAAAGATTTCTTAAAGTTCAAGGTGACTCTGCCTCGATATCGGGCGATATTATTTCTGGCCTTGACGCCGAGGCCGAGGCTGCCAAAAAAGCGGCTGACGAGTATCTAATACTTGGTGAAAATGTTGCATTCTACTTGCGCCAGCAGGCATCGACTAGCCCGGAAATTCAGGCAGCCTTTGCCATCCCCGAATTGAGGACGGGAATTGTTGCAGAGTTTGGAGATTTTGAAACTTTCACTGAACAACTTATTGGAAATCCCGAAGACGCCAAAAAAAGATTAGATGAAGTATTTGATGTAATAAGACAACCGCAAAGGTTTACGTTTTTTAAGGACACCGAATTACTTGAAGATTTAGCCGCTGCAGAACTCGCGCTTGAGGGATATACAGAAGCGGCCGATCCAGAAAAAATTCTTGAGCTTGCAAAAGCCAACGATGTCCTCAATGACGGAATGCCCGAACTAGAAGCGCAAACATCGCTTGCCGCTGGTGAGGTAGATGGTCTGATGAAGGCGCTGTTTGGTGCCGAAAATGCCGCGGGTGCCGGACGCGATGCTGTTGGAAGATTCTTCGACGAGTTAGCTGCTGGTGCCGATGCTTCTGACATTACAGCCGAAAGCTTCCAGGAGATGGTTGCCGCGTTGGCCGGTAATGAGTTCAGGACTGTACCCGAGCGCTTGGCGGATATGAACGCCGTGCTACAGAGACTCAAGGATGAGGGCCAGGGCACGTCGCAGATGGCGCTTGTTCTTACGCAAGCTATGCTCCAGCTCGCCGCGGCCGCTGGCTTTGCGGACCTGGGTATCTCTGACATTCCAGCCAACCTCACAACGGTTGAGCAAAAAATGGAATTCCTCATCTCCAAGGCACAGCCCCTTATCAATTTGTTTGGTGGCATTGGCGCTGGTGCTGACGATGCCGGAACAAAGATGGGTGGCGCTGGGGCCAGGGCCGAGACTCTTGCCGAGCAATTCGATAAGCTTACTAGCTCTATGTTTGATTCAATCAACCTGGGTCGCGACGCAGAAGACGCAATCTTTGCACTCGGTGAAGCCTTCGGGGAATCTGGGGACCAGGCATTTTACGCAAGCGATGAGATGCAAGATGCAATCGGTTCAATCCTCAAGCAGTCCGACAGCGCCGAGGAAGGGGTTGCCAACCTCGCGGCATTATTCTCACAGCTAGCCAAGACCGCTGGCGGTCAGTCGGCACCGTCACTACAGATTCTTCGTCAAGCTATCAGCCAAGTGGGCGCACAGTTCGGGTTGACCGAGGCGCAGGTTCAGCAATTTATTAATACTGCCGGCGGTGGGTTAGCTAACATCAACCTCAATAACTTCAACCTCGGTGTACAGAATGCGCAGAAGGAAGTTCGCACGCTCCTTGATTACGCATCCGACCTGGAAAGTGTATTTACCCGTGCGTTTGATATTAGGTTCGCTAGGGGTCAGGCATTAGATGATATCGCCGAATCTTTCCAGAATCTTTCCGAGGAAGTGGAAGATGCTCGCTTTGAACTAGAAGAACTCCAAGCTTCTCAGAGTGACCTGGGTGCGGACCGTGCGCTCAAGCAGTACTTCCTGTCTATCGCGGAAGCATATGGCGACACGCTTCGTGCAGCGCAGTTGCGCAAGGAGATTGCCGCGCTAGATCGCGAGCAGGCGGATAACGCAAGAAGGCTTGGGGAAACACAAGCCATTGCCGGCGGTGACCTTACGGGTCAGGGCGCTGGACAGCGACAGAACCGTCAGGCCCTGCTGGGGCTTGTGCAAGATTACCAGGGTTACATCACCGCGCTTGCTGAGTCTGGCGCTACGCAGGCAGAACTTTCAGCGGCCACGGAAACTGCGCGTCAACAGTTTATTCAGCAGGCAACGGAGCTCGGGTTCCAAGAATCTGTAGTTCTTGAATACGCAGCCGCCTTCGATGATGTTCAGACCGCCATCTCAAAGGTGGAACGCAACATCACCGTAGAGGCTAATGTCAACCCGGCGCTCCAGGCGCTTAACGAACTGAACGCAAGCTTGAATAAAAATATTCAAGCCGCAAGAACCCTAAACGCGGCGCTAGGGCAGCCAACTCGACTCCCAACACCCGTAGCAGTAACTACTCCAATATACATTCCAGCTCTTAGTGGTCTTGGTGTAAATCCAAATTTCTCAATGGGCGGCTTCACCGGACCCGGCGGAAAGAACCAGCCAGCCGGTATTGTCCACAAGGGCGAGTACGTTATCCCCAAGCAGTTTGTCAACCAGTCCAGCGGAATGCCAGACCCCTCATTCCTTGCGCAGATGCAGAACGGTATGCGCAGCTATCAGATGGGTGGCTTCGTCGGTGGTAGCGCTATGGGCTCCGATGGCACGGTAATGGTCGAGCTCTCGCCCTTTGACCGCAAGCTTCTTGCCGACGCCGGTAACGTACAATTGAGGCTGAACGGTAGGGTTGTAGCCGAGGCCACCAACCAGAATAACTTTGACGAAGCGAGACGGGGCAGTAACTAATGAGTAGTTGTTTCTACATGGGCACCCAGGCGAAAATGCTAGAGATGCGCGCTCCGTCTGTAAACATGCCATCGTCCAAGCAGGGCTACTTCAACAAGGTAGATTACCTTAATGGTGGTGCCTCGATTCGCAGGTCTACGGCTGCGCACAAAAACTACACGATGAGCTGGAACTCCATCAGCCGGGATGAGGCCAGGGTTATCACCGATCTTGCCGATGGTGTCTACGGTCACGGCCCGCTGTACATTCACGATCCGATTGCCGCTGACCGTAACGTGTTGCCCCAGTGGTGGGCCACTCCCTCGCAGGGATTGTACGACGGCTTGGCCCTGAACGACGCTGAGCGCGGTGAGTCTGTGTTGACGCCCGCAAACAACTTGAACTTCCCGGCAGAATCCGTGCGTTATGTGGTGGACTCCGGGCGCACGAGGCGCATCTGGGTGCCAATCCCAGCCGGACACACTGCCCACGTTGGAGCGTTCGGCTTCAATGGCACTGGTGGTACGGTGGTAGCCACACCAACAGTTGACTCGCTATCTTCGGGAAGCCCGGTGACGCTGACGCTGATGGACGTTACCGATGACTCCAGGTTCAACGAGACGTTCGACTCTAGCCTGTACAACGGCGTAGAGCTGTCTCTCGGGGGCACCGGAACTTTGACCCTATCGGGTATAATGGTACAAGTACTGGAAACAGGTGTTACTCCAGAGACCGGTGGCTTTATCTCCGGCCAAGGAAACTCAGGTTTACAGTTCACGGCCCAGCCGGCATACACCCCGTATTCCGCAGCACTTGATAAAGTTGGCGTCGTTGTAGAACTTACTGAATATTACGGATGGACTAACTAATGGCAGTAACTAGACTTTCGGGTGGCCTTACTCCGGCTAACGGCTCGGACCCCCGCACGTTCCCCGCTATCTGGAACGCAACTGCTACTGACATCGAGGCGGCTGAAGCTGATATTGCGGCCGCCGAGTCCGACATCGTTGATCTTCAGGACAACAAGGCCAACATCATCAACACCGATAGCGACCTTGGTATCACGATTTACGTTGGGTCCATCGACCCTGATGTTTCCTACACACCCGTCACTGGTGACGTGTGGATTGAAACCCCGAGCGGATCATAATGTCATACCAGTTGGGCAACGCTAAGGTTTGGGACGGTGCCGCATGGGTTAATGCCGTTGGCGGTCTAGACACTCCGGCTGTGGTTTCTGGGACTACGGGTTCACCTACTTTGGGCACTGCCGGTGGGTATGAGTATTACGCTTTCACTGGTGACGGTTCGATTACCTTCAGTGATGACGGTTTCTGTGATGTGTTGTTGCTTGGTGGTGGAGGTTCTGGGGGGCGCGGTAATGCTTCCCGTGTTGGTGGTGGAGGCGGGGCTGGCGGTCTTTTCTCTGTAGACAATTTTTATGTTTCAGCGGGCACTGTTGTCGTTGAGGTTGGTGCCGGTGGAGCATCGGTGACAGCTGCTTCAACGGGTGGGAACCGTGGTGGGGATTCTTATCTAACCAACCTTGGGGTGTTGGGTGTTGGAGGTGGCGGAGGTGGCGGAGGCGGCCTTGATTCGGCTGCCCCAATGTACGGTCACAACGGCGGTTCAGGAGGCGGTGGCGGCTCGCAAATCGGGCCTGGACCTGGCGGTAAAGGTGTGGAAACACAAGGCAAGAACGGTGGCGATACGACTGCGCTTGGAACCTCGGGTGGAGGTGGTGGAGGTGGTGCTGGGGTTGTCGGGTCTAACGCGACCACTACGGGCGGGGCAGGCGGTAACGGGCTGTCAACATTCTCCACGTGGGGAAACGCTGTTTCACTCGGTCAGAACATTACGGGAACGCGCTGGTTCGCTGGTGGTGGTGGTGGAGGCTCACTAAACA